AAAAATAATTATGTTTTATAACCGTGCAGTGATAAATAATTCAAAGGAGATATTATGAATAGACAAACAAAACGTGAATTGGAAGATGTATACACCGGCATCCTTACTGAAGGTGCTACCGACAAGAAAATGGTAGTAGGTAACTCTGGAACTAACAAACCTCAAGATTTGGAAGGCCCAACTACTGGAACTCAGAAAGGCACTGGAGCAGAAAACACAGACGCAGACAAAGCCTCAGATGCAGAAGCTTCACTTCAGGGTGACCCTAAAGATGTAGATGATAGCAAAACGGGCGGAACACCTGTTAAGGAAAGCAAAGGAAGTAAGTTCGAAGACCTTTATAAAAAGGTTGTAGCTGAAAACTTGGACGATTCCTCAATCGAATCCGGTGGATTTGATGATGAAATGGGCGACTTCCCACCATCTGGTGAAGAAGAAGCTGACGCACAATCGTTGGAAGACGACTTGGAGCCAGAAACTCTTGGATCACTCTTCAAGCAGTTCGCAGAAATCGCAGGTAAAATTGCAGATTCCTACGACGACGAAGAAGGAATTCCTGATGATGGTGAGCTTATTGATGGTGAAATGGGTCTCGAAGGTGACGTTGCAGTGGAAGCTGTTCAGTCTACTCCTGCTCCTGATTCCACAGCGAAGCTTCAGAGCAAAGGTAACATGAACACCAAAGCAGTTAAAGTTGTAAAACAGGCTGTATCATCCGCTTCAAGTGGACAAGAAAATGGCGGAAAACCTACAAATGCTAAAGAAACTACACTTGGCCCAAAGAAATCTATGAAAGTAGATGGATCAGGCCCGGCGGTAGATGGTAAAGATGCTTCAGCTTTTGAATAACATTCAAAATGAAATAAATACAAAAAAAGGAAGGTTAAACCTTCCTTTTTTTGTGTACATCGCTAAATAATTAGAGAGGTAATTATGACTTTTGATAAAATATACAACAATTGGTTTTTATCGGAATCCGTTCTGGACATTCCAAGAGATGGGTTAGACCCTAACGTATTTCAGTTTCCAGAAGAAGGTGCTCCGATAATTAATAATAGAATTAAACAGCAAATAATCAGAGGAGTGGAGCAGGTTCATAGCGTAATTCCAGTTCTCGATTACTTTGTAATAGGTAGCATCCTGACACCTAAGTATAACGACTTCAGTGATATTGATGTAAACTGTGAAGTGGAATCCGTTCCAAATCCAGTTGCATTAGAAAACATTGTTGGACTGTTAAAGAACATAAATGGAGCATTGGGCACAGGAACACAGCACCCCATCAACTTTTTCGTGGTGCAGGGTCAATATGATTTGACCAAAACAGAAGCGGCTTACGATATAGCTAATGATAGATGGATCAAAGAACCAGAAACCAACTCATTCAACGTTAAGAAGTTCATGGGTACCCTTAGAAGTGAGTTTAGTACAATCGATTTGGCTACTGCCGAATTGAGAAGAGACCTGATCGATCTGAAGGAACTTGAAAATTTGAGTGATACCGACATCGGAAACATTGAACACGAGATTAAAATCACATTATCTAATATTGAAGATGACGTGAGTAAGATAATCAAAATGTACGATAATGCCAAAATATTAAGGAAAAAGGCTTTTGAGACGGATATGTCACCGAAGGAAATTAGAAAGTTTGGTGCTAAAAATAATCTACCAGAAAATGTTCTATATAAAATGCTTGAACGATATTACTATAAGGATTTAGTGGTAAAACTTAAAGAGCTTATGAAAGATGACGAGGAACTTGAGCAAGATGACATACCAGCAATTAAGAAATCATTCAAGGATTTTCTGGATAAAATTTAGGAGATAACATGTATCAGATACACGGCGAGACTAAATGGGGACGAAGAGATGATCTCGGACTTCTTTCAGAATCCGAATATAAAGAGTTTATAAACGACCCTATTTGTGGTTATTCGTTCATCGAGGTTGTAAAGGATAATGGTCAACATTCCAAGTTAATGTTAACAGGCGAAGGTTATGAAGTTGTCTACCGAGGAGTATATGATGCAACCGAAAGGGCTACGTTTCTCGACTACATCGAAGAAAAACGCAAAAAAACCCCAAAAGACCCCAAGCTCGCTCAACACGACAAAGCCGATAAAGGTGGAGCCAAAGACCCACATTATCTCAAAGCGGCTCGTGGAACTGATAGAAAGGATCAAAATTATATTCCACTCTACAAAAGAATAGAACATAGAGGAAACATGCCAACCGCTGAAGCCGTCCTAAAAAACGCCAAACAAGCATCTTCGGGTATCTGGAAACTTAGCAAAAGACAGGTGATGGAAATCGGTGGAAAATATAAATTTAACATTCCAAATGCTAAGGAAAAGACAAAACATCTAGGATCGACTGGAATACTTATGTGGAGAAAGGATTCAAAAAACTACTATTTAGTTAAATTTAGCAAGCACAGAATGAAAAGAAATAGGATACAGCATGAGTTGTTTTGATGAAATAGAAAAGTTTAGGGAAGAACATCGGATTCTAAAAAAGGACACAACCATTGGTGCCCGTGCCATGTACTCTAACTTGTGGAATGAATACATCAACAGATTTGGTGTGATGACCACGTATTATGTCCACGGTTATGACGTGCAGACACAGGACGACTTTATCTACGGGGAAGACCCAACCGCACCATTCGAGGGGCCAGTTGAAGTTAACATGATGGTTGATTACCAACTAGACTCGCTGATGCTTTCGAAGTTTGGACTCGAAAATTTATCAGATTTAACAGCAATTGTCTCTATTGGCGACTACCAAAACCGCTTTGGGATAGGAGCAGAACCAAAACCCGGAGATGTTTTAGAACTTACCGAGGCTGGATGGCTAGCTTCCGAAATGCCTGTGTATGATGATGCACCTGAACACTTTAATATCATTGGTGACATTGCTACACTTAACATTAATACCGTAGATGTGTCGGTTAGTGCAACATCGCTGGCTCCTGTTAAAGGTGCAGTGAGTGAATCAACTCTATCATACATGACCCCAATGTTTACTACAACAGAAACGATTACTGGTAACACTTATGAAATAGAAAACGACCTTTTAAGTATAACAGAGTCGGCTTCTACTGGATATTACCTACAAATTCCAAATGTGACAGAGACCTACTTTGTTCCTCTGTACACTTTAATAGAAACAATTTCAACTCCGGGAGTTGATACATTGTATTTCGATTATGATGTTGTTGATCTAAATGGTGCCAATATTATATCTGGTGGATACTTCCCATTCGAGTATCAGAGCGACCCATTACTCATGCCCGTGTACACACACGCAACGAGTGGAGAACCATCACCTATCGTAATCAAGGAAGCAGACAATCTTGAATACTTGGAAATGAATACAGCCGATCTTCTTTGTAAGTATCGTGATCCAGAATATGTTGCAACTATTAAAGTTGAACTCAGTGGTCTCTACGGTGCCAAATACATCAGATACCCACAGTTGTTCGAGGTTACAGAGGTAAAGTACCAAGACTTCTCACAACCGGGTGTAAACTTCGCACAAGGGCATTACGTCTGGGTTCTACATGCTAAGAGGTTTGACTACTCCTTCGAGCCTAATGCACCCTCTGAGGGGCCAGTGGAGCGTGTTTATGATAATACCTTCTTCGGAACACTATCAACTCAAGGTAATACCCCAACAGAGCCTAAAGTCTACGACGAGAACGTGGACGATGCGGGTGATGAGGTGTGGGATTATACAGAAAAAGGGACTGATACCAGTCCCTATGGATATTACTAATATTGTAATAACTGTTAATAGATTCGTGTTCGTTCCGTTACCTCATCTATATATCTTATAAGATGATGTCTTCTGAGGGATACACTTACACCTAATTCCTTGGATTTCAATTCGATCATCGTTAAACCATCGACCAATGCTCCCCAACGTTTTAGTGTATATAAATCCATCTTATCGAGTGCTTCTTTTATTTCGGCCTTTTTCATATTAACCCTTTCTTATGTTTTGTTGTACGAATGAATTAAAGACACCATGCAGATGGGCTGTCAGTGACACTCCATCTGGTCGATGACTCAAATGTTTTTCTAAATTTGTATTAAGCATCTTAATGCTCTGGTCTAGTAACTCGAATGTTTCTGCCAAGTCTTCAATGGTTTTATCGCTCTTTTCACATTCAAGTCTAATTGAGTACTTAAGTGCTTCTGTGAATGTATCCATGAGAGCCTTATAGGTTGGTCGTCTATCATTAAAGGTTCCGTTCATTACGCCACTATCATAGTCCTTATAATAGATTCCACCTTCGTGGTGTGACCAGAACGCCTGACTCTTATTATAGAAGCTATCATCTCCAGCCTGTTCTTCTTTAGTTGGAATGTTAATAGATGTCGCCTTGACACTCTTGAAGTGTTTGTCTAACTTCTTTTGTGTCTCTTCATCTATTTCACGATTATCCTGATTTGGATTGTTCATCATCTGGTACTTCCTCCAAAGATTCTAGTTCATCTGTTACGTTTTCTTCTGGTGCTACTTCTAATACGAACGGTGTACTTGTTCTTGTTGTAGCAAAACTGATAATAACATTATTTTCATTATTACAACCATTACAATCAAACTTATTTTCCTCATTAAGCTTAATTGGTATAAGATTGATCTCCTTACAATACTCACATTCGAGTGCGACACTTTGATGAGCATTTAATTCTGCAAGCTTGGATGCCTCTTTAAATACATCTGCTTCACTTACTAATGCCTTGGCTCTGAGATTCCTATTTAAAGGCTCCCCGATAACCTGTATCAGTGCAACCGAAATAAAGAATACTCCAATTGCTATGTCTGGATTTATAAAGAATGCACCTAATGCAAATAACCCTGATATAATCGATGTCATGATAATTGACACCCATATTAATGACTTCATATTGATAACCCTTCTATTTTTGTTATGACCCCGCCAAAGTCTTTTCGTAAACGGTATAACTCTTCAAGAGCATCGTTTACGATTTTCTGTTTTGCGGGTGTTAGTGTTGGCATATCTTTAGCCATTTCCATGGTACATGATACTGATTCCATTTTTAAAAATATATCAACCAATTCACCAAATAAACTCTCAAAGGGGTATAGCATCTGTTCTGGAGCCTTAAGCTCTATATCACTTTGACCCATTGTAATATCTGGGTTTCTAAGCCGAAGAGGTGGTGCTTTCAATACAGTAGCAGGAGTGTATTTATTTTTCGATGCACCCTGCACTGAACCAATTGCATTAGTTCCACCATAATTAGCGTATGATTCATTGATTGATTCATCAATGGATTCATCTAAATAATCCTTTAGAGATTTATTTTCGCTATTATTCGGTAATTTCATCTAATTCCTCTTCCACACGAACTAGTCTTCCACACTTTGGACACGTCCAACGACATTCGTACAAAATACCCTCACGGGTTTCCATTTCACTTTCTTTCCCATTTACCTGTGAGTTACAGTGTGGGCATCCAATAGGTCTATTTTCGATATTTCTCATTATATTCCTTAGTCAGTCAATGCTGTACTTTTATTTTCCTTCTTGTCGTCGTCTTCAGAGTCCTCATCGGATTCTTTATCAGATTCTTCGTGCTCTTTAGCTTCATCCTCATCGGTTTCGGCTTCTTCGTGCTTATCATGTTCTTCTTCTGTTTCACCATCTTGATGAGGCTCAACGGCTGGAACTGGCATTTCGGGTTGAATTTCACCTTCAATAGCACCCAACATATCTTTACATACATCTGTTGGAATATGAATTTCAATTCCAGAATCCATGTGCAATACTATCTTAGTCGAGGTCGGTTGTGCATCAGAGGCATCTATTGCTCCAAAGTTTCCAACTCCATCGTCTGTGTCAGGTGCTACGCCATTCATCAAGCCCTCAATCAGTTTGTTAAATTTTTTCATTTTATTCTCCTTTTAAGTATTTAGTAGCAAGTCTTCCCATTTCCACTTATAATCTAAAATATAATCAATGTTATTTAGACGAGCTAACATCATAAACTTATTAAAATCTCGCTCTGGTTTTTTGTTAATTTGAGATTCATACACAGGAACTTCCTCTGGATATTCCAAATAGCCAAGCGTTAAATCCATTAATTTGCGGTTTTTGTGTAATAGTTTTCGTTGATTTAGGTTTAACTGATCAAATGGGTGATCACTATCAACAAGTTTTTTGGATTTAACTTTACCAAACCCCTTTAATCCTACAATATTATCTGATTTATCACCAAGAACCATCTTATATAGTAGGAATCTATTGGTGGACACACCCATCGTTTCTTCGAAATTCTGGAGCGTAATCTTTTTCCTTTTACGAAGATCGTAATAATCCACGTTCTCGTTTACTAGTTGTAATAAATCCTGATCAAACGACCCAATAACAATCCGATCATTAGCATTATGAGCGATCCACGCAATGACATCATCTGCTTCCATAACGTTGGGGTGAACGTTCCGTATGCCTAATTGCTCGACCAGTGATTCGATAATATCACACTGTGAATAAAAATTCTCACGCTCAATTGGGTCTGATTTACGGTTTGCCTTGTACGATTCGTTGAGTTTTCTAAAGTTTTTAAAGTCCCCATTGAGTTTCTTATCCCAACAGATTATAATCTCATCTGGATAGAGAATATCATAAAGCTTGTATAGTTTCTTCATGAAGATATCAATGGGTTGGACATTCAGGCCATTCCTATTTTCCATTGTTTTGTTATTTGTATTACCTATATGTAGACACATATGGGCGAGATTATTGCCATCTATTACTAAAATCATTCTGATTTTTCCTTGGTATGTTGTCCGAGACACACCTTGTATACCGCAGGGGGTAGAGTCTCCACAAACTCAAAATAGCACTTTTCAAATGCCAGTTTGACTTCATCATTAGTCATTTCAACTTTGATGCCTTCTGGGTATTGAGATAAAACTTTAATGCTATCATTGGATAGCTCTTGCATGTATAATAGAAAACACCCCTTATTTTCTCCATTCGCAACAAAGTACATTCCCCTCTTAACGAAGTATCCTTTACTTGTTATACGCTCTTTTTTCTTCCGTTTTCTATTCTTAAACATAAAAACATCCTAACCTTATTTAGATGAAATGTCAATAACAAAATAATGCTAACCCGCCAAAACGTCTCTTACGTCCATAATAGCGAAGCCTAGAAGGTTCTGACCGTTCCAATTGGTCGGATCGCCGATTTCTGGATTACCCTCATCCATACCGATCCCCCACACTTTATCAAATGCGGATGCCTCAACTAAAATTTTATCACCAGTTTTGAGAAGGAGCCTTAATAAATCGGGGTTCTGTCTGAATTTAGCCATATTTCCTCTTACAACGATCTGATACTTAACCTCATCCCACTGTTCGAAGTCGAAATTCTTTATCTGACGACCAACTGCTTTGTTTTCTCGTGGATCATTTGATTCTAAGATTGATGTTAGAGCAATACCATCATCAAATAGCCTAGCCTTCTCAGCCATCATGTATTGTTCGCATGTTTGATATGTGATACCACCGAGCACAAATTGAGAATCAGCCCACTGGCTACAAAATCCACCCCAAAAATAATGATAATCGAAATTCTCACCATTATCTGACCTCTTTACTAATTCCTTTACATTCATAGTACATCCTTATAATTAAAATACTCATCTACACATACTAATGTAACATGAACTACCCAAATTTACAATGATTTTGTTGACTTTATTGCACTTTTGTCTAAATATTCATGAAGAGGATTAATTATTTGCTTTTTTATGTTTACTTTATGGTATAATTCAATAAATAATTAAAGGAGATACCTATGACAAAAAAATTTGATAAATTATATGAGAGTATTAGACAGAACCATCGGAGTTACAATGACGAAATAGAGTGGGAATTATATAAGGTTATAGAAGACTTTGATGAATCGAGACTGATCGAGCTTCGAGGAAATGATGATAAATACGAATATTCCAAGAAGGCACTTGAGCATAAACCATATGGCACTGGCCGTTATAGTAACGAAACGGAAATGGAAAGTATAGGATCGATGGAGGGTTTCTAACATGAAATATAAATCACTAGCAGATCAATACGGTAACATGAAGCAGGATGCACATGACCAATATTTTCACCAACAAAGACTAGCAGTTCTTAATTCTTTGGGAGAAACCAAACCAATCACAGAAGAACATGCAAAGAAATTGATTGCTGAATTTGATGTATATAAGGAACAGAACTCTCCATTCAAATCCACAATAGCTGGGAGCCTAGCCCAAATGAAGGCACTAGATAAGCTATCCCATGGAAATAATAAACTAATTAGAATATTGGTTTTCAAGTTCGGTGAGGTGTTTAGAAAGACAATCGAAGAATTTAAGAAGGAATTTCATAGAATTCCAACCGATGACGAGTTGATATGGATTGCTGGTGTACATAACAAGCAAGACCCAAGACAGATTGTTGCAGATATAGATAGGGAGATATCAGACCTCGGTGGAGATGACCCCGCATACAAGCAACTATATAAAAAATACAGCGATGGATACGGAGAACAGGTTGCCTAATGATAAAGCTAGGAAATATAATAAGTGAACTTTTAGAAGAAAAGACCAAACCAATGGACGAATTGATGAATTATTTCAGCGAACGCCCTTTGGATTTCGATAACAGAGTTGTCCGATCATCATTAGCACAGTATCTGAGCGATGACAGTGTTCTAGATTCCCCGTCCGATGCCGAAAAAACGTACAACTCACTTGATACACAAAGGCAAGAAGATTTCTATAACAAGTTTACAGACGCAAAGGGTGACGACATGCTGTTCGATCCAGCTTATAAGATACTAGTTAACCCAACACAGGTAGAGCCTAGCACGTTATTGGTTAGATTTACAGGGGATGGGCAGTTTGGGGCGGTTCAGAAAAACGGATTCGATAAAGGAACATCCAATCTCGACACACTACACTCCACAAGAAACCTCAACACCAAAACAGAAAAGGGTGGATACGTGTTTGGTTATGTTGCAAGATCAAAAGAGGCACTAAATCAGGCAGAAGCAAGTGAATCCACATCTTACGGAGCCAACTGTATATTTTTCAGAACACCAGCCATTAAGGTATTTCACAGAGCAGACAATGAATCGCAGGTTATTTTTAATGGTGCTGATGCCGATCCAAAGGATATGATCTTTGTTATGGGTATAGGCGAGGGTTTATTCGTAAACATGACAGATGGGTATAATTCAGAGCCTATGTCATATCAGGCTGTTGTCGTGAGCATAGTAAACGGAGATACTATATCTGAGGGAATGAGAGGACGACCAGATAACTGGGACGGTTTGTTAGCTAAAAACGAAATGCTCGAACAGGGCGTTGAACTCGTTAAAGAACTGGAAGAAATGGGTGGAGAGGCATATATCGTTGGTGGAGCCGCACGAGATATCATCATCGGAACAGATATTAAAGATGTGGACATAGCAACGAATGTCGAAATGAACAAAATCAAAACAAAGTTTAAATGGAATCCAATCGGACAATCCCAAGACTTCGGAATAATCATGGTACACTTCGGTGGCTTCGAATATGAAGTTGCATCCTTTAGAGCCGAATCGGGAAGTTCAGATAGCAGAAGGCCTGATGTTGTGGATATAATCCAGTCCTTTGAAGACGACTCAAAACGAAGAGATTTTACCATTAATGCCTTGGGTATTAATAAGGATGGTGAGCTTGTTGATTATCACGAGGGAATTGAAGATATTGAACAGGGAATAATTAAGGCAGTCGGAGAACCAATTGAACGATTCTCCGAAGATGCACTTAGAATTTTAAGAGGAATTCGTTTTGCAGTAAAGTATGGATTTGAAATAGAAGCCGAAACAAAAAAAGCAATGATCGAACTCAACCAGACAATAAGAAAACTTTCAGCAGAACGGATATCCGACGAGCTTTTCAAGATTGCAGGTAGTGGAAAGAAACTATCTAAGTATATTGAGAAACTTGATGAGGTTGGACTACTGGACATCATAATTCCAGAACTCTCTGCTCTTAAAGGAAAAGAACAGAACCCAGAACATCACCCAGAAGGAGATGCATTTAATCACACATTGAGATCATTAGAACAATCAAGGTCTGACGATCCAACAACAAATATTGCAATCGCATTCCACGATTTGGGAAAGGCAGAAAGTAAGTCTGAACCAGCAAACGGATATCCGACATACCATGGGCATGCACGGGACAGTGTATTGGCGATTGAAAATATAGCCAAAAGACTCAAGTGGTCTAATAAAATAAAGACCGCTGTTGCCTTCGGTGCCGAGAATCATATGAAGGGTCATTCATTCGACCAGCTTTCCAATAAGAAGCTATTCAATATTGTATCAGACCCAAACTGGGATGTACTGAAAGAGGTTATCTATGCAGACCAAATGTCCAGAGGAGATGTCACAAACAAAGACACCCTCGCAAATATTCAATATGCAGAAGACATAGTTGCATCCATGAACACTGGTGGTAATCTGAACGATAAGATAAAAGAGCGGATCAACGGCAACCTTGTATCACAGATAACTGGACTAAGACAGGGAAGAGAACTCGGTGATGTTTTAAAGGCCGTGGTTGATTGGGCTTATAATATAGATTTAGATACAATCACAGATGAGGATATAGTAAACAAGATCAGGGAAGTATACAGCGACCAAGTGGATAATATAAGTGAATCCAGAATAAATATTGGAAAGCTGTTGTTTGGGATTGTAGATTAGGAGATCATTATGCCAGTGTTAAAAAACCAAGTAGAAGGAGTTGCAGGGTTTAAAAGCCCACTTATCGGACATTATATAAATTCGAGAGATTATTTATTAACCGATGGATTCCAGTACTATACAAACGTTGGAGCACCCGAAGGTGAAGTTAATTATATTCACGTTCCAACGCTCACAATAACAAATTTTGCATCTATACCTAGAGTAGTCTGGATATGGGTTCCACCGAATGGTCAGTATGGAAAAGCCGCAGTGGTTCATGACTATTTATACGTTAACCATTACTTTACACGAAAAGAGGCTGACAAGATATTCTTGGAAGCAATGGAGGTTCTTGGAGTCTCCAAATTTAAAAGGAAAACCATGTATCGTGCAGTTAGAATGTTCGGTTGGATTTCTTACAAAAAGGGTCACGACCCAGTTGATTAGGAGAATTTATGAAAACATTAAGCGAACAATACGAACAGATGTATACCGAAACCCAAGAAAACCCAGAGGTACTTTGGGATGCATTAAATAGAGATATCCAAGAAACATTGATGTCACTAGGTGATCCAGATTATCAGCTTGTGCTGTTGGATGCACTAAGAGGAACATTGATAGAGGTCAGAAAGACATACGGTGGATCAGACGAAATCGAAAGCGACACAGACGAATACATGACCGCTAAAGATGGAATGTAAAATGAACCCCACTCAAGACAGAGTTCTCGGTATTATCAAGGGCACTGAACGCTGGCTCCGAAAACACGAACCAGAAATGTATCTAGATTGTCAAGATATCATAAAGGGTATAGTGGATGGGATTAAATACGAAGATCGCGACCCAGACATGTGCCTAGAACAGTTTGAAGATTGGATCGAAGACCTACTTAGAATGGGTTAATCATTAAACAGTTGACTAACGATATTAAATCTGGTAATATACTCCACTAAATCAAACAGTGGAGTTTTTATGGCAATGGGAGCAGTATTAGGTGGGACAGCAATTATCGGAGTGTTAACGGGATTCTGGAAACACATCATGATCCTGTGGAGTAAGATATCTGGGCTGATAATCATCAAAATTCAATTACAAGACATGGCGGCGAGTGCCATGAACAGAAATTTAATAGAAGAGTGGTTTCCCCTAGATAGTGGTGTTAAGAAAATAGGAGGAGAAACCTACTACGTCAGGCCACAACGAAGGAGTTTAGTAGTTGGACTTAGACATGCACCAGAATCATGTCTATGGTATCGGAATAGGAAAATAATATTCTCATCTGGTGATCCATACTCTCGAACCATCTATTATATCAGGGGAATGTTCAAGTATAAGGAGCTTGTACAAGACGTAATAGACCTCCACAACACCGAGTATAAGACCAAAAGAGACAGATATGATGTTATAAACTATTATGGCGATTCATATGATAAGGGTGAGCAGGCCGCGACTGTCGAATCGGATGCTCCTTGTGGCCCTGTTGATAAATTTAATAGTTATCCGCTCCGGTGGGATCGAGATGATTTGGGTTATAAAACAAATTCCGATGATCCATTCGATACGCTATATTATAGTGTAGATGTTAATGCCCTCATAAGCGAAATCGAGTTATGGCTTAATAATGGAGAGTGGTTTAAAGATCGGATGATCCCATGGAAGCGTGGATACATGTTGTATGGCAAACCCGGAACTGGTAAAACCGTTTTCGTGAGATCAATAGCCCAAAAACTAAAAATACCAATCTGCACCATTGATCTATCAACGATGACAAACGATGAGTTAATCAGAAAATGGAACAGCATAACCTCCAAAGCACCCTGTGTTGTTCTATTTGAAGATTTAGATGCAGTATTCCATGGAAGAAAGAACGTAGCATGTGAAGGCAACATGGAACGAGGATTGACCTTCGATTGCCTATTAAATGTTATAGATGGTGTTAAGGCATCCGATGGAATCCTCACATTTATCACCACAAATGATATAAGCAAGCTAGACCCTGCACTAGGAAATCCAAATAATGGCGATTGTATGTCTACAAGGCCGGGTCGAATCGATAAAGTGATAGAACTTGGAAATTTATCCAAGGAACATAAGGTGTTAATGTCAAATAATATACTTGGATGCTTCGAAAGATCACTCTGGGAGAATAATTTACCACTAGATAAGGATGATTCCCCTGCACAATTTCAGGAACGATGCTCAAGAATAGCAATAAAATTGTGGGAAAATGAAAATAAACGAAAATAAATGCAAAAAAAGCTTGATTTGTGTATTGCAATCTGTAAGTATTTACAGAACGAAAGAGGAAGAACAATGAGAAACTTTAGATTACAACTTAAACATGCGGATATACGCTCCAATTCATATTGGACAAGTATTGTTCCTGTGGAGGGGTGTATCTAGGTCGTTTTCTCACCCCATAGAAGGCAGAAAGGCGACCTAATAAGAAAGGTCGCCTTTTTTATTGACTTAGTGGTAGAATGTAGTATAACTGATTTCGATTGAGGATGAAAATTTATCGAGTAACCCGAAAATCAAAAAGGTTGCGAGTTACCCTTGAAACTCGACATGATGATTCATGTAAAAAAATCAAAATAAATGTTGACGAACGGTCAAACGTTTGATACATTTGAAACCGAGTAAGAGGGCGACCTCAACTCGAAACCGGATCAGAAGATAGCCGAACATCGAAGGCGAACTTTCCGAGTGACCGACCTTGCAGTATGTCACTATACACGAACTAAGAAGGCGTATCCTTCTGCTTATGAAGCAGTTAGCCAATTACTGATTGGGGTGGACGAAGACTCGGAAGAGTCGTTTGCGTAACGTAACATTTTTCGCCTCGTGCGTTGGGGGGACTTGATCCCTTAATACTCGTATCCCAACACTTATGATCTACACAGCAATGTGGCTTATGCGGTCATCACGGGTTTATTTTTTGGATGTCTAGCTGATGTGGTCATAGCTCTGGTGTGAAGTACCAGCGAAGTTGGTTCGATCCCAACGGCATCCACCATTTTATGAACCCCTACGCCTCTCCTTTAAGGTCTGGCACTAACCCGTCTGACGAATAGTGCGACAGTGATGCGTAATTTAGGGGTTGTTATTTTAATAAAAGAATGAGTTTTAATCTAGGAAAGAGCATTCTCTTATATAGAATGTATATCGGGTTCGAGTCCCTTTACTCCGTGGTCGGAGTTCTTTGAGAGTTTCATCAACTTCAAAAAACGAAACTACCAATTTATAAACCATACACCTCTCCTTTAAGGTCTGGTACTGACCAGTCTGACGAACAGTACGACAGTGATGTGTGTGGTTTACAGTAGAGAGTGATATTAATATCCACCGTAAAGAGCAGGTTAAACTCCTGCGTATGCCGAACGCATACTAGTAAAACGATATTACGTACGGTAGCTTCATCAACTCTATAAAAAAGAAGCTAGAATTTTATTAACAAAAGAAATGAGAGTGATTTTTAGTTATGCGGGGTTCAATTCCCCAAGGGACTATAATACGTCCACTGGATGTTAGCTGTTTCGTCAACTCGTTAAAAAAAAGAAACTACAATTTTGAGAATGATCTTTGGCTTACGTTGGTTTTTACCCAATACACAGTCGTTCCTATCAACTCGTTAACAAAAATGGAACTGTAGAGTCTGTGCACGGACTCTTCGCTTTAATATACGGATAGATTAAACTGCTATGGCTGTGGGCTTGCCTCCAAAACAAGTTTCAAGGGGTTCGATTCCTCATTCGTATGCCAATTTTTATTGCACGTTTAGTCAAGCGATCTAAGACACCTCTTTTACACGGAGGCATTTCACAGGTTTGAATCCTGTAACGTGTACCATTTCATATTGCCTTCGTAGCTTAGTGGCTCAAAGCGTCTGACTCATATTCAGAAGACCGTTGGTTCGAATCCAACCGTTGGTACCAATTTTATGAGAGTGACTATTGCTCCCTAGGCGGTTTGTCAACTCGTTAACAAAAATATGGGGGGCACCAATTTAAAAAAAGGATTAGTATGAAATGGAAATCAACTAGAAGAAATTATCACAGCGATGAAGCCCCTCACAACGTTCGATGGATCATTCATGAAGAAGATTCAATAAAAGGTATATGCGAATGCTATGATGAGGAGTCTGCTGAGAAAATTAAAGATGCTTTGAATAATTTAGAGAGTGATTATGACGGTTTATCAACTCTATAACAAAAATCCGTCACCAATTTATGGAAGTGTACTCAAATGGTAAAGAGGAGAGTTTGCTAAACTTTTAGACCTGTCAAAGGGCACATGGGTTCGAACCCCATTACTTCCGCCATTTTAAAGATGAATAAGGTATTACAAAGGGTTAATAGTTATTGGCATTACAACCCATGGTCAGGTGATCTTGGGGACAAAAACTAAAAATAAACAAAATCCTTATTCATCCCAATTTTTGAAGCGATCCATATAGAGGTCTTGGAGCTTGGCTGACTATTCATTCTAGGGAGTTCGAAACCCCTTTTATTGAATATGGCGTGAAGGGGTGCAAACTCATAAGTCAGATAGACGTTTCAATTTTTTATCAGTGTGTAGTTCAGAGGCAGAACGCTAGTTTTGGGAACTAGAGGCCGGGATTTCGACATTCCCCACACTGACCATTTAAAGAAAGGAATAATATGAAAGATACATGGACTGATAATAGTAAAGTTGTAAGCAGACTTCTGGATGTATACGAAAAACATGGTAACATTATTGTTGCTACTGACTTCGATGACACCGTATTTGGATATACCGAAGCTGACAGCGTACATGATAAAGCGATTGAACTCTTGCAGAGATGCAGTAAATTGGGACTTCCCATCACTGTGCAGACTTGCAGTCGTACTGATCGATTCGATTATATCACAGAGTTTTTGGCAGACCGTAATATTGAAATATTAGGGATCAACACTCAACCTGAAGGAATTCCATATGGTGGAACTGGTAAATCGTACTACAACATCATTCTAGATGATCGAGCAGGATTGGGACAAGCGATTGACATCCTTGAAGAGTTTCTTGACTTTATAGAAAATAAATAATTTAAGAAAAAGTAAAATATTCGAACCATTTAGACTGTGATTATTGTAAATAGTTATAGGAGGTTCGAATATGAGCAAATGTGAGAAGTGTGGAACAGAAAATGATGGATCGTATGGTTCTGGTAGATTTTGTGGTAGAGCTTGTGCAAATTCTAGAAGTTTAGATCATAAAAAAATATACAGTGAAACCAAAACCATTAAATGTAGCAAGTGTAAGATTAAGTTTGAGGGGCATAAAGCATTACATGTCGGTGCGATGTGTGAATCTTGTAAGGACGAACAACATTCATATAAGTGTGCCAAGTGTGGCGTTGACTTCAACACTCGTTACGTGTTTAGAGAGGGTAGGCTCATTCGTTGTGATTCCTGCAAACGAGTGGTAATACACCACAGTGACTATATGAGTCTAGAGTCACTATTACAGTTATCTAAAAGAACAATTACTAAGATACTAAATCGTGCGAATGTTGGATGTTCTATATGTGGGTGGAGTAAATCAACATGCGATATCCATCACATTATTCCCAGAAAGGATAATGGGAGTAATGATCATGATAATTTAATTGTGGTATGTCCGAACTGCCACAGGGAAATTCACTCCAATAAAGAATATGATTATGAATTTTTAAAGGAACGCAGTTTATTAAAAACGCTCAGTAATTGGCGTGATTTTTATAATGTAAAATAATTTAAATGGCAGTTGCCCCGTCCATCTGACTGTAAATCAGACCCTATTTGAAAGGACGGTAGTTAGGTTCGTGGAGCGTTACCATCAACTGTCACCATTTTTAAACATATCGAAAAAGGGATTCCAGTAGCGTATATAATCCAGTATCCCCGAAATACCCTTAAGATCGCTGTTAGATATACGATGTTTAATTAATAAAGAAAGGATCATCATGGATAAATGGTACGATTATAAGTTGACAGTTGCCACCAAGAATGATACAACGCATTCACAAATATACACAGCCATAAATAATGATGATGCAATTGACAGAGCGTCTATAAAGCGTTTAAAGATGGAATATAAATATGGCGAGATAGTCGCCTATCAAATAGAGTTAATTAAGACTAAAGAGATAATAACTTCTCAGGTCTATTTGACAATAATGGATTTAGTTTAACGAAAGATTATATGTGTCACTTTGACATATAACAAAAGAGGGTATATTATGGAGAACGAAGATAAGGCATATGCGATTGATGAAATAGCCAAACTGGTTGATAAGTCAATTCATTTAACAAGTACACAGAAATCAATTATCAATACATTTATCAATGCATCTTTTCAAGCAATATATAATGCATCTATGAATGAAAATGGCCCAAAGGAATTCATTACAGATCGAAAATGTGAATGCGATATTTGGGAATTCTTCTATAATCAAACGATCCAATCAATCAATATTGCAAACTTTATAGACGATACCATTTAAATTAAGAATTTGAGTAAATCAGAGAGTTAGATGACGGGCTTTAAGCTTCGAAAACTTGAGGACATAAGGGGTGGGTTCGATTCCCGCCAATGGATTAGGACGATCCGACACACCGCTAACCTGATATATCTCAATAACTTACAAGAGTGATCATACCGAGCTTAACTTTGCGAGGGTTCCCGATCAACTTTAAAAACAAGGGAAAATTGTAAATATAGATGGGTTTGATGAACCAATTAGATCGTGATTGGTAGGAAGCTATTAAAATAATGTCGGTTATACTCGAATGGCTCTGTCAGCCTCCTACCAAGGGCTTGGCTTTGGGAATGATATAATAAATGATTTACTGACGAGTTCATATGCGTCAGTACTAAAAAAAATAAAGACGTGTTAATTTATGAAAGGTATATTAATTGTTTTGCATCAACTTCAAAAACAGCAAAAAATAATTTGAGAATGACTTTAATAACCGAATATGATTGCGGCTGGTTTCGTCAACTCGTTAAAAAAAAGAAACAGTTAATTTGAGAGTGATCTGGTTGCACAAACCGTGAATCTAATCCATCTACATCAACTCGCTAAAAAACAGTAGATAATAGGTCGGAGAGTGATCGTTCTCGGTTATCGAGACTTGTGATCAACTCTAGAAACGAAAAAACACTAAATAAACAAGAGTGACTTTTGTTCTTAGGTTGCAGTATATGTACACTTCGGATCTTTTCGTCAACTGTAAAAACAGAAAAAACAATTTAATCGAGGGATGGTGTAAAAGGCAAGGCTATAGCTACTTGTTGAAATGCACACTGGGGTTCCAACTCCAGAGATAGGGTGAGATGCCCCGAACTCGGCCAGTTTAATTGCACTTATGGTGGAATGGTAGACACGCAACGTTGAGGTCGTTGTGCCAATTACGGTGTGCAGGTTCGATTCCTGTTAGGTGCACCAACTTAAAGGAGAATATTATGGCATCCCCAACAGTAGAAGAATTTTGTAAACAGCATGGAGGAAAGCCTCTATTCAAGACCCAAGAAGAATATGAAAAGTTCTGCACGGATTTTGGAAAAAGGATTGCCCCAGAGCTTGAGAAGAATAGGATTGCAAGAATTAAAAGCATCGAATATTCTATGACCAGATTTATATAATGCCCGTGTAGCAGAATTGGTATATGCTCTAGACTTAGACTCTAGGAATTTTGCAGGTTCGACTCCTGTCATGGGTACCAATTTAATAAGGATAAAATATGCCATATATTAACCCAAGTAGAAGACAAATACTCGATCCACTGATCGAGGAAATGATATTAGAATATGATATTAAGGCAGACGGTGATCTGAATTATATTTTATATAAACTTTGTTTGAAATCAATAGAACCAAGTTACAATAATTATAAGAATTTCTGTGGAGAATTACGCCAATGTGCAACTGAAATTGAACGAAGGCTTCTTGCGGAATATGAAGATCAAAAGATCGAAGAAAATGGCGATGTATAAGGAGAAATATGAGAAATAAAAATGGTAATGGTAATGGTAATGGTAATGGTAACGGGAACGGCAAAGGTAAAGGTAAGGGTAGAGGATGTGGCTGTGGTAATGGTCAATCTGGTACATGTGGAGGAACCCGAAAACTTGATGGAAGTGGTCGTGGTGCTGGAAACGTCGGAACAAAAAGACAACCCAAAAAATAATCTCAGCGCGACAACAAGTTAGTGCTCCGGAGGTTCGATTCCTGTCATGGGTGCCAATTTAAATACGGGCTATGGCTTCTGTGCCTTGCTAGTCGGACGACGAAGTGTACCGATGATAGAAGAGGTTCGCAACCTTAAAAAGATCTTCACCAATTTAATACTCCCTTGGGCAAATGGTAAGTCGAGGCTCTGCAAAAGCTTGGATGTCGGTTCGATTCCGTCAGGGAGTTCCATTTAACGAAGTAAATTAACAAAGTAAATTAACAAGGAAAATTATGAGAACAACATTCAAAAATTTAAAAACAAAAACAAAAATTGGCTTCGAAGAATACGAAGACAGATATATATATATCTGCCATATGATAAGGTGGAATATTTCACATTTTATTCAGATAAAGAAACCATTGTAGGACTTAAGTCAGGAAATAAAATTAAAATCCTTAGACGCTTCGATCAAGTGCAAGCCGAATACGATGCTTATATTAAAGCATATCGTGAATCACTTAAGATTGATTTTGGGATTTCAACGGCAACATAATAATTTAATGGATGCGTAACTCAGCGGTCAGAGTGCTTCCCTGATAAGGAAGAAGTCGGTGGTTCAATCCCACCCGTGTCCACCAATTTCATTTCCAGAGTAGCTCAATGGTAGAGTTCTGCTTCGGGAGCCAATTCATTAACAAAGGAGAAAACATGCCGAAAAAAATGACACGAGAAGAACGAAATGATGCAGTAGCATTGTTATATCTGAAAGAAAAGAACATTACGGATATTGAACAAGTATCCAAAAAGGATCGAAAAGTGGTTTATTCGATTTTAGATCGAAAATAATTTACAAATACAATCTTCGGATTGTTATAGTTTAAGGGATGCTTGAGTTCCTTAGTTCTCCTTCGGGAGTCCTAAAAGATAAAGCCAGCAATGGTTCGAAAGGGATATGGCTCCTACGCCACCCGCTATCGTAAGGTAGTCACTTAAGCAAGCACAGTTGTCTAGTTTTCAGGGGTTGAACCTTGGAGATAAAACGACCTTTCACATCAAATGAATACCGAGGGTAACTCTGTAGGGATTCTACTAACACGTAGCGGTGAGTTCGGGTGAGCAAATGAGAGTAGTTATGATCAACGAAGTGTAGATATCTTGTCCGACCCGCAAAGGAGGGCTTCTTATCAGATTAAAATAGGTTCTGGACAATGCTTAACCAAAGTACGGAATCGTGAAAGTCGGCAAAGTAGCTCGCAAGGTGAATGCATTTAGCTGTCTGGTATTTCGTAGCCCGAGAGGGGTACGAAGCAAGTAATGACCGCACAGCTTGGTAGGTTCTAATAATTAGCTCAATTGGTAGAGCATCTGTATTTGAACAGGTTGTTAGAGGTTCAATTCCTCTATTATACACAAAACGCAAAGACGGTCATCACTAGACACGGAAAGTGGCTTAATACCCCTCTTAATGAAGGGGGTGGAAGAGACTCGCAAGGTCGATTCCTATTTGGTTCAGCGTGTTCATTGAGTTTAGCGACTCTTCACTACTCGCAAGGTAGATGACGCACAAAGGAACAGAGTATGTGTTTAGGATAGCGGTGTTGCTTCCGCTTTATAAAAGAGCAGTCATGATTCTGACAGAACCGCCTAGTTTAATTACGGAATGGGGTTGTGTGGAAGTAGGGAGAACCATCGGGGTCGCACCTGATTGGATAATGCCCAGAAGAAGAATCAAGTGAAGGCGTACTTCTCAGCCTGAATAACTTACCCTCCTTCGTGGGGGTACCAATTTCGAGAGTGACCTTGTTTATGGGGATTTATGTTTGGTCAACTCATTACAAAAACAGAAACTAAAATCCCCTCCAATTTACGAGGTGTAGCAGTGGTAGCTTACAAGGCTCATAACCTTGTGGTCGTTGGTTCGATTCCAACCCTCGTTACCATTTGAGAATGACGGGAACCCCCAAGATCAGTCAACTCATAAAAAAACTAGATGGGGTTCCACACTTTTAATAATTTACGGGGAGGTTGTTGGCTACCTGTAGTGTCTCATAAGCACTGCTACGTCCGTTCGATTCGGATCTCCGTTACCAATTTAATACCCCGTTCGACTATCGGATAAGTCGTCGCCCTTTCAAGGCGAAGAGAGGAGTTCAATTCTCCTACGGGGTACCAATTTTCGGTGACACCTACCGAGGCTAGTGATGTGTTGAGTATAGGGGATATGAACCTCTTCACGCCAACATTAAAGCTAAAGTGGTGTGACTCCAGTGAGAGCAGGCTGGCCTATTTTAGAGAATGACGAAAACTACTAAAACATAGCCTCAACAGGTCAACTCATTAACAAAAACTGCAAGAGGACACAATTTAAACAGGCAATTACGCCACAACAAAATGAAAGAATCCTGATATTTTCTATTGAATCTTCACGTTTTCCAACTAAATAGTTAAAAGGAAACATTATGAAGAAATTTAAGTCATTAGGCGATGTGTATACAGAGGCTCGTTCATACGAATATAAGGATAGTACCTCCGTTCAAAGGGAAGTGGATAAAATTTCAAAGGCATATAAACAGGCAAAGGTTGATTTATTAGCTAAAGAAAATGAAGTTGATGCCAATATGAGGTCGAATAGAGACATTGAACCTCAAGATTGGGATAGACTGTTCAGGCAACAGACCTCCGAGGAGCGTAAAGCAACAAAACGACTTGAAAAACAGCTAGACGATGCCATAGCAAAGTATAGAACAGCCAGAAATTTAGAAAACCCGACCAATAGCCCGACATTATCAGACGAATATGAAAGTATGAAGCAAGGAAAGCATCGACTAAAGGGCAATTATGGTGCTATTAACTCACTAAGCCATAATTATGCTACTTATAATGAACTGTCAAAGGATGGTAAACGTCTTTATGAAGGCTTGAGAGAATATGGAAATAGGGGAGAGACTAAGGAATTTGGAACCAAAGCCGATATAGATGAAATAGAATCCCTAGGTGCTAAAGAACTGGGAACAGTTATGATGCTTGCATTAGATATGGGATATGAACTGGATATGGGTCTATATTATCGCCTTGAAGAATTGAGTCCATCAATGTCTAAAAAGGTAAATAGCTATGATGGATACAAGATGAGCCATACTAATAATATGAGAGCATCTCACGCACACTATACTAAAATCCGCAATCAGTATTTGAATAAATATGATGGCGATGAGGTAAAAGCTGATCGAATGACTAAGCTATACAGAAAGCGTAAGCAAGCTGAAAGCAAGTTCGAACAGAAATATAAGAATTAAATTAATGAATTATTATCTTGAAATTCGAACCCGTTTCGCTAAGTAGTTATAGGAGCAGGTTCGATGGGAAATAAACAAAGTTATATATGGACAATTGATAAAGACGAATTACAATCAATATTGGATAATTCAAATTCCTTAGTTGAAGTTTTAAAGAAATTATCATTTGATGGTTACAATGGAAATCATAGGACATTAAATTCTAGAATTAAGGAAGATGGGTTGTCGCTCGATGTATTAAATTCTAATAGGAAAACTTTTAGGATGAATCATATTAAGCGTATAAAGCAACCACCATTGAAGGATGATGATGTTTTTGTTATAAATTCCACATACAACACTAATAGACATTTGAAAACTCGATTGCTTGATGGTGAGTATTTGGATTATGAATGTTCATGGTGTGGTAATAGTGGCACACATAATGGTAATATCTTAGTATTACAATTAGATCATATAAATGGGGTCAATACTGATAATAGACTTGAAAATTTAAGATTTTTATGCCCGAATTGCCATAGCCAAACCAAAACGTATTCTGGTAAGAATGCAACTGTTGATAAAAAACGTTGCAGTTGTGGGAATGTGATATATAAGACTAGTAGCCAGTGTGTTGCCTGTATGGGAATCAGCAGTCGAAAAGTTGATAGACCTTCTATTACAGAGATACAAAGTGAAGTTGATAATAACGGGTATTCCGCAACTGGTAGGAAATATGGAGTATCAGACAACGCCATTAGAAAATGGCTTAAATAATTTAATGCACTATTAGTGAAAAGGAATCACGCAAGGCTTCCACCCTTGAGTTGGGATATCGTAATTCCCATGGTGCACCAACTTATTGCGGGTGAAGTGTTAATGGTATAAACCGATAGCTTATATCTATCAGATAGCAGGTTCAATCCCTGCCACCCGTACCACAATTTAAGGATGATTCCAGCAACAAAAATACACTTCTAATGTAAAAACGTTCATCCTGTTATTTTTAGACTGCTCGTGTAGCCCAACCGGTAGAGGCAACAGGTTTAAGCCCTGTACAGTATGGGTTCGAATCCCTTGACGAGTACCATTTTAACAAGAAAGACCGATTATGATTATTACAGAAAATATAACTCTCAGTCTTGAGATGCTTCAAAATTTTGACCTTTTAGGTGAGGTGCCACAAAACGACTATGAAATTATGGCTGAAAGATAGTGGAAAGACTATTCGATTTCAAGATTTTAGAGGTCTCTGAGTTTATGCGAACCATAAGCCCTAATACGTTTGAGCCAATGATAAGAACTCAAGTCACGTTTGATGATGATATCAAAGAAGATCGTGCAACAAATGTACAGTTTGTTATCAATCAAATTATAATGAATTCGGTGTAATTATGACAACAGCAAAAGTATTATGGGAGCCAAATGGTAGTGCAGGATGCTATTAACATCAAGGTTATACGTTCAAATCGTATCTAATAATTTAATTGATAGGAATCGCACTTGGTGAGTCGAGTCGGACTGTTAATCCGAAAAGGTGGGTTCGAATCCCACCCTATCAGCCTTTAGTAGAAACATTGAACTTTTACTCGAAAAGTTCAAGATTAATTCGAACTTTCTCCTAAGTAATTATAGGAGATAGTTATGAATTATATAATATACAAAATTACCAATAATATAAACGGGAAGATATACATAGGGAAACATAAAACCCCTGATACGAATGACGGTTATATGGGTTCTGGTAAGATATTAAATTATGCCATCGAGAAATATGGAGAAACTTCATTCACAAAGGAAATACTATTTGATCTTGATGATGAAGAATCCATGAACAATATGGAGCGAGATTTAGTAGATGAGGAGTTTGTTGCTAGATTAGACACCTACAATATAATGATTGGTGGTTCTGGGGGATTTTCTTATGTAAATGAAAATAGACTAAATGTAGATCATCCTAATCGTGAGAACTCCATTGAGAATTTGAATAATCATGAAAAGTCCAGAGAAACTCTGAATAAACTATTAGAAGATCCTGAATATGCTCGTGAGTTTAAGCAAAAAATATCTAATGCCAATAGGTTATATTATAGTGACCATGAGCACCCTTGGGTTGGACGGAAACACTTAGATGAAACTAAACGTAAAATTGGCGAGGCCAACTCCAAGCATCAAAAGGGGGAAGGTAACTCCCAATATGGAACAATGTGGGTTTACAATCTCGAATTGAAACAATCAAAACGAATTTCCAATGACGACCCCATACCAAAGGGTTGGATAATCGGTCGCAAAATTAAATTTTAAGATGGTGGTTAATTATGAGAACAATAAAATGTAGAATATGTGAAAATGAGAAATGTATTAAAGCATTTTATAAACTAAAAGAGGGTCGAGGAGATATTTGTAGAACCTGTTATAGAGTAATATATGACGAACCCGCCATTAATGGCAAATATCGGAATAAACCTCGAATGACGTATTTACGTAAATTAGCAAGAAAATATAACATGACGGTTGCAGAACTAGATGATATAAGGTACAGCAAACAAAAGAATTGTTGTAAAATATGTGATGCATCATTTGACAATATGGATAATAAGAATATTCATATTGACCACGACCACACAACAGATAAGTTTAGAGGGTTTTTATGTTGCAACTGTAATCGATTACTGGGAGATGCCAAGGATGACCAAGAAATTCTTGAAAGTGCTACAAGGTATCTTGATGATACTAGATAATTTCGACGGTGTTTGTAGCTCAATTTGGTTAGAGCGTCTGCTTGTGGTGCAGAATGTTGCGGGTTCGAGTCCCGTCTTACACCCCAAATTTAAGCAATGATACGATTGGATTTGCTTGGCGGTTACTTACCCGTGATGTGTTGGCAGACTGTACACCTGTAACAGCAAGAGAGACACTAAGGAGAGACTTGACCAATTTAAGCGGGTAACGGGCAACCGTAGAGAGTCCTCAAATCATGGACTTAATATTGTCCCAAGGTAAGCGGTTGGGAATCCCAGAGACCTTGTAAAAAACATCGTACCAATTTACATTGCCCGTATAATTCAACTGGTAGAAAGTCTGCCTTTTAAGCAGAAAGTTGGGGGTTCGATCCCCTCTACGGGTACCAACTTAAGGAAAATTAATTATGATTATTACGGAAACAATGCGCCTGCCCCGCGCCCCGACTACGGCGGATCATATAAGATACGATTATGATATCATTGCTGAAAGGATCATAACCAAATTAGCCAATCTTAAAATACTAGAAGTTAGCGAGTTCCACATGTACATAGATGCGGATGATTTCTGGCCGAGGGTGAAGGTGACGATCACATTCGATGATAGTATATACGTCGATGTCAAGACAAATAAACAAACTATAATCGATCAGATTATAATGAATTCATTTTAGGAGATCCACGTCGGTGATCGTTACCCGATGGGGTACCATTTTTTTTTACATTTTAAAGTTACTTTTCACTAAGTATTTATAGAAACTGCCCTGTAGTGTAACGGCAACACAGGAGGATTTGACCCTCCAACTCTCAGTTCGATTCTGGGCGGGGCATCCATTTAGAAAGGAATTATTATGAATAAATTATGGCAGTGGTTCAAGAACCAACCAGAAGACTTAAAGGCATTGATGTTTATTGATGCGTTTTGCTGGATAGGTGTCATAGTAATGACGATTTTACATTTTATTTAAACGGGGATGAAGCTTATTAGGTAAAGCACCGCACTTGCAATGCGGATTTTTGAGGGTTCGAATCCCTTCGTTTCCACCAATTTAATGCACAGGTAGCGATTTGGTAAAGCATCCATGACGGTATGTTAACTTGTCGAGAGGAAGTATGTTGGCTCATAACTAACGAAAAGCTCGATTAATAACCGTAAAGCCCGACACATGTGGAATCAAGTAGGTTCGACTCCTACCCTCGTGCACCAATTTAATGCCGTGTAGGGACTAAAGGTAAACCGCTATACTCCTCTGATGAACCAAGTGATCATTAAGTTCGTTATGTTGTAGAGATACTGGTTCGAGTCCAGTCTGAGGCTCCAAAATTTTAATGCACCTGAAACATTTAGGGATGATGCAGACCCTTGTAAAGTCTGGAACTCGGTTCGACTCCTACCCTCGTGCACCAATTTTATGATTAGTTATTTGTATCTCTTGCCATTCAGTGATGCATTCAATGCTAACATATCGTACAAGGGTGGCACCAATTTAATAACGCCTCTGAAGCATTATATGGATGATGTCGGCTTTTGTAAAGCTGGGAATTCGGATCGTTACCGAACTGAGGCTCCATTTTGACAGTGATCAAGTTGCATACTCCCCTGTATACGGAAGTCCGATCAAGTCATTAAAAAACTGGGATGGGTAGGAGATAGCTAGGGAGGGAAGGCAGGCTGATACCCTGTCAATCGCTCTGAAGCCCGAAGATAAGTAGATCAGAGACACTAATTTAATTAAGGATTAACGATGGATACGCATTACATTATATATAAAATAACCAATACCGTTAATAATATGATTTATGTTGGAAAACATAAGACCAAAAATCTTAATGATGGTTATATGGGATCGGGTAAAGATATTAAAAAGGCGATACAAACATTTGGAGTTGATAAATTCGAAAAGGAAGTTCTATATGATTTCGATCATGATGCAACGATGTGTGACATGGAACGCTCAATAGTCACCGAAACGTTCATTAAGAGATTAGACACATATAATGTGAAAAAGGGCGAACGGGTGTTTAATGATGATACTGTTTTAGAATTTAACGAACGAGTTAAAATGGGTCTACAACACCGCAAGCACGTTAAACGCCTACCATTAGGCCGAAAGGTGGGAGCGAGGTTAGAGGGCACGACTGATAAGATTACACAAGCTAAGAGGCTTAGAAAATCGGGCTTATCATTTGGTAAGATTGGTGAGGTTATGGGCATCTGTCGGCAAAGAGCACATCAACTTGTTAATATGAAATAATTTTACGCACTTATAATACAATGGTAGTATCCGTGGTTGCCAATCATGAAATGCCGGTTCGATCCCGACTAGGTGCACCAAATCTTGCATGTCAAACAGAGAGTGTTAGCAGGGGATGCGTCCGAACAACTCTATAAAAACAGGAGATTCCCCCATTTTATTGCACACGTAGCTCAGTTGGACAGAGTCATAGATTTCTACTCTATTGGTCGGGGGTTCGAATCCCTCCGTGTGTACCAACTAGGAGAACCAATGAAACTAATACAGCTAGAAAGTGGATTAAAATAATTTAATAGGGTCGTCGAATAACGGTTAATTCGGAAGATTGTCAATCTTTCAACGTGGGTTCAACTCCCATCGATCCTGCCATTTTAACAAGGAGAAGTTATGAGAAACAAAGACCCAAAGAAGAAGTGTTCACTATGTGGAAGAACAAACACAGAATTCAGAGTAATCGATGTTACCCCTTCGGGTTGGTGGCGTAGATTCTTCACTTGCGGAAAGATTAGAATTATGATCTGCCAAAGTTGTATATCTAAAATGATGCGTAAACTTGTGGGGATGGACTAATGAACGCAACAGACCCTTATGCCACAATAATGGGCATTAATGAATCAGAATTGAATTTGGCGGAAAAATGGCGGATCGTTATCCATAGTGTAGATCATGGTGCCCATAGATATTTTTCACCTAAAAGAGATGGAATTGCCACGTTATGTGAAAATATACACCGTCATGTTAAATATGGTCAATGTCCAAGACATGACACGATTACTATTGATCTCGCTACGCCCGAAGAGTATATGATCAACTCATTAAATGTATTAATGAATGCTTGGGATATGTTGGAGTCTAGGGGTATTGAAGTCCGAACCTGCTCTAATCCAGTTGGTGTCCACGAACTCGAAGATGGTACCAAATCAACATTCGAGGTTACATATTGCGATCTAGACAAGTTTAACCTTGGATTATTTCACGGAGATCAAGTAGCTTATCTCTATAATCTTGATTATGATCAGAAGAAGATAGGCTATGGTAAAATTTAAATTGCCCCGTTAGGCTAATCGGCTAAACCCCTAGCTTTTCATGCTAGTATTGCCCGTTCGAATCGGGTACGGGGTACCATTTGAGAGTGATTTTATTGGGGAGTGATGATACTAGAACCTTTGCTAATCAACTCGTTAACAAACAAAGCAAGAAGACGAATAGAGATCAAATGAGAATGACCGTTCTGTCAGTGTTTCAGTCAACTCACCAAAAAATGAAATACAAGAATTTCGAGAGTGATATTGGGGGGCTGAGAAAGTCTATCAACTCGTTAACAAAAAATATTTAAATGCCCTCCACCAATTTTATTGCCCCCTTAGTGTAATGGATAACACGAAACGCTACGAACGTTTTAATGCTGATTCGATTTCGGCAGGGGGTACCAATTTACATTGCCTCCAAAGCTTATTAGGTAAAGCATCGGTCTCTTAAACCGAGGTCTTGATCGGTTCGAATCCGACTGGGGGTACCAATTTAATGGATGGGAATTTCGCTCGGCAGTGGATTTAGTTTTGAAAACTAAGGGAAGTCAGGAATGGCTTTGGGGATCGACACCTCTCGCATCCGCCATTTTAATGTTGACTATTCCGACATAAGGGGATATAGTATAGCAAGTTTAAATAAAAGGATTATATTATGACGATAACTAAATTAAATTATGCGATATACCTAACATTAATTGGTATATTTTTATATGTGGGACTTATAATCAAGGAATACAAGGATGAGCATCCAGACATTCCAGTACCTGTATTAACCCCATTGGAACCAGAAGCCAACCTTCCACCATTACCACAAGAAGATCATCTTTTGCATCTTGGTGATGTCACGATTTGCACCGAATGTGGACATACGCATAATTGTCAAGAATGGAAAGAGTGGGTTCAAGACATGCATTATATAATGTACGATTGCCAAGACCCAGATTGTCATATCAATCACGATTTAGTGAATGATAATACTAACAATATCCCATTACCAGATAAGAGTTTAACGATTCCACCACCAGATACCTTTTAGGAGAACCCCATGTACTGGACGATTCACAATATTATAAGTACCATATTTGAATGGATAGGACATGGGATTAGGATGTTCTTTGGATCACTTTGGGCATTTATTGTATTTATAATGAAGACCACTTGTGTAATTATAAACACGATAACCTGTAGACATTAATGGATAGTACAGTGTAGTGGTCTGCCGACTATGTTGGAAGCATAGTGACTCCTAATGGGAGTGGGGTTCGACTCCTCTGCTATCCGCCAAAAAAGGAAAGATGATTATGAAAAAATTAAACGAGACTATTAGGGGACATATATATGTAATAATCGGACTTGTAGTGGTTATAGGGTTGGTGACTTTACGACACTCATGTGACAGGGCTGAACCTGTAGAAGAATCTATCATTCAAGAGAAAGTGATTGAAGAGATCATAGACAACCCTTCCGTTAAACCCATTCCTAACCCTCCAAGTGTAGAAGATTTGAATGCCATTAAGGAGGCAGTTGCTGTATATAATGCAACACATACACCTTCACCATTTAGTAGTGAAGATTATCCAGAAGTAATAATTGTGGATGCCAACGGCAACGTAAGGTAAATATTATGGACAATGAATCTGAAGAAATCGAAGAAGAAATCGAAGAAGAAGAAGAAGAACTCGAAGAAGGCCAAGAAGAGGACTTAGGTTGGCCTGATAATTACACCACCCGAACAATGGGACATGAAATAAGGACTAAGGGTGGAAAGTGGTATTACGAAGACGGAGAACCACATGAAGTTTTTAAACACAGACCTTGTGCGTTTTGCGGGGCTACTAAATCGGATGGATACCTCCCCGACCGTTGCCTTGGAGAGATTCCAAATATAATTGGGGCGTGTTGTGGGCATGGGCGTGTTGAAGATTCATATTTAATCTTAGAAGACGAAACATCTATTGAGGGTGAAGCAGTCTGGGAATACCTTGATAAACACTTTCCCGAGAAATATAAAAAACGAATCAATTTTTATTTACATAAAAAAAATAGTTTAAAGAAGGAGTAGTTATGGGATTAAATTTTATTGCCTGATTAGTACAATGGTAGTACATCGCTGTGGTATAGCGAAAACAACGGATCGATACCGTTATTAGGCTCCATTTTAAAGGAAAGATATTATGGCTAAAAGCATAAACAGCATAAAAGGTAAGAATCCGGACAATTTTAAATTTTATTCATTTAAAGGGCGATACATGATAGATGAATCCCGCAAAGCGACAAAAACCACATCTTGGCTGATGCACTGGGCTGATTTGGCTCTTGATGGTGATGGTATACCGTTCAAAAATAGATATGGCCCAAGTTATTAAACAATTTGAAGTAGATTAATTCGTATAGTACAGGGAAACGGCTAGCTACCGTTCCATCAAACACACGAAGACCCTCCTTCCGAAATCAAAGGTTAAACATCGATGAAATTAAACAAAACCGAAGAGAGTAGGATTAGTTAGGGGAACAACGTGAAATCCGTGTGGCTAAAAAGTCGCTTGCCGATATGGGCATGAGATGATTGTGATTAAAGGATAGACAGAGTAGGTTAGATTTGTAGTGTATTGGATAGCACAGCCTCGCTATGGGGTTAGTGTGGGTTCGATTCCCACCTTATCGATGATACTGAAAAGGAACATAGTGAAATCCCCTGCGATAACAATTCCTTCAAACCAATTTAACAGATGACGCTGTGGAAGTAGACACAGTATGACCCCGCATTATATCCTGTCTGCCTTGTGCTGATACGTAATCGACAGGAGGTCTATGGACTTTTTTCCGAGCGGTGGAGTTACGCCCATCTCATCTGTACTTTAAAATAAGGAAAGAGAAATGACCATTAAAGAAAAGAGAATAGATTTTAAAAACACGCTAAAAGGTTCGAGCCGAAATAGCATCATGGCCTAAATGGAAACAGGATGGTCTTCTTGGCTTCGTGAGAATGCCGAACTTATAGGAGAGAGAAATGAAAGAAATACAATGTTTATTAGCAAAAGGAACACGAAGAAGTGTTTCCTTCATTACAGAAAAAGACGCAAAGGTTGATAAGTCCGTGAAATATCTTGGAGAAGATGGGTGGACGATCCTTGAGGTCTACAGCAACACGACAATTAAATAACGAAAAGGATAATTATGGAAGACGAAAAAGTAGAAAAAGTAGAAGTACTCACCTCAGTATTTGATGAGAAAGGGTTAACGTTTGATATTACTGAGAAATTCATTAAGGATGTCGCATTCCCTGTCAAGCGAATGACTGGCCCAATTGATTTGATGTATGATTTTACAACTGGAACCACATCTCCAATGGAGGCAAGTAGTCAACTATTTGATACCTATGACGAAATGGTTAGATCCGTTGGAAGAACTGATGTGATCTACGTAGCATACCTTCACGGTAATGGAAAATATCGTCTACGATCTGGCTCAATTCAAGGAGTAAAGGTAATTGCAGACCAATCATGCTTCATGTGCTGTGGTAATATCGAAGCTTGGGAAGCCCTTTCTTATGCTGATGAAATTCGAGCCGCCAGCTCCGAACCAGATTATATAGCAACCGAAATGAGCAAAACCGAAAAGGATCTCGAAAATCTTACTGAAACTTAAAAACTGCCCCCTAGCATAACGGCAATGCAGGAGACTCTGAATCTCTTGATGAAAGTTCGATTCTTTCGGGGGCATCCAATTTAGTTGCTCTTGTAGCCCAAAAGGATAAGGCCACACTTTCCTAAAGTGTAGATTTGCTGGTTCGATTCCAGTCAAGAGTACCAATTTATCATATAAATGCTGGAAAAATGAGAAACAATTGATAAGTACTTATAAGGAACTTTGCATGCGAATCAATTTACAGAATATTATTACTTCTATTA